GTCTAACTCCGGGAAACAATTTTAATATTGTAATTGGTTCGGGTGGCGCTTCGAATCTCTATGGCGGCAATACTACATTTTCATCTGGTACACAGACGACGACAACAATAACATCATCGGGCGGCGGCAACGGAGACACTCAATGGTCTTCTGGGGAGGGCGGAAGTGCATCCGGTGCAAATATCAATCTACGTGGTAATTCGGGTGGTGCTGGTTCGTGGTATAGCCAACCTGTTAATGGTATTGGTGGCAACGGTGGAGGGGCCGCTGGGTTTGGTGGTGGTGGTAGGTCGATAGTTGGGTCACCGGGCACGTCGGGTTCTAGCTACGGTGCTGGTGGGTCTGGTGGTGCAAACGGTACAAACTCCGCTGGTGGGGTTGGTTATCAGGGTGTCGTGATTATTGAATATTAAATGTTTACACCAACCAATAAATTAAAATTCGGAGTATTCTTAAATGATTAAAACTTTTGCAAAAATCGAAGATGGCATTGTCACTAACATAGCTCTCGCCGAAGACACATGGCCCTTTGAAAATGACCCACACATAGAAATTCCAGAAGGAGTTCAAGTTGGTATTGGTTGGTCTTATGATGGAACTTCTTTCATAGCCCCACAAGAACCCGAAGTGGTTATCCCAACAATCCCAGAACCTACGTCAGCAACCCCTTTGGAATTCCTAGAAAAGTTCACAGACGAAGAACAACTCGCTATTGTTACTGCGACAATGAATACCCCAATTATTAAGTTGTGGTACGATAAATTACTCGCATCTACCCAAGTAGTATATTCAGACCCAAAAGTTACGCTTGGTATCGAGGTACTGGTAGCATTCGGTCTTATTACACAAGTTCGTAGTGAAGTAATTCTACCAATCGATAAGCGTACATCAGGAATGCAGTCTGTATGACACCAATTTCTCCTGCACATACTTTTACATTTGCAGGAACTACCCATAACGTTTATCACGCAAATACTTCCCAAGGTTTGCCGATGCACGTTCATAACTACCCACACGCAACGGTGTGTCATGCTGGTAGGTGCGTTATTCGCAAAGCTGGCATAGAATTGATTGTAACAAAGGGTTCTAACCCAATTGTACTAAAGGGAACAGAACCTCATGAAATTGAGGCGTTAGAAGAAGGTACTGTGTTTGAAAATATATTTGTGACAGGTTCTACTTAGTCGATATATGCTAACCTCTTTAATAATTTTTATTGGGTCATTTTATTCATTGTGGATTTTTTTCTTAGCTATCATGTCGTTGAAGAAGCCATATGAAACAAATGAACTACCCAAGCACGTACTAATTCTTGCGTACCCAATTATTATTGTTGGTATAGTTCTCGATATAGCCATTAACTATACGTTCATGACAATAATCATGCTAGAAGTTCCTAAAGAAAAAACTGTGTCCGAACGGCTACATCGGCATAACGTAAATTCGGTTGGTTATAGAAAGTTTATTACAAATTTGTTTATACCATTTCTGAACACCTTCGACAAAAACCATATATGAAAATTGCGTTTTACAAAAAACGTAATAAATTCCCAACAGACATTATATCGGAACTTATTAAATGGTGGGATGGTGGACCATATTCACATTGTGAACTGATATTCTCTTCAGGTGTTTCTGCAAGTTCTTCTATGCAAGATAACGGAGTTCGGTTTAAACATATTGAATATGGCGAACACTGGGACATTATAGCTGTTCCCGAACAATTTTCGGAAGCGTATGCATATGAATGGTTTGTTACCAATGAATGCGCTGCATATGATTTTCTTGGTGATGTTGGGTTTGTTCTAAATCGCGGGATACAAGACAAAAATAAATGGTTTTGTTCCGAAGCAATTGCATCCGCTTTAGGGTTTTCCGATGCATGGAGATTGTCGCCAAATGGTTTGTACAGCATAATACAAAGAATAAATGAAATCTCGTAAGAGTCGCCCATAAATCATTGGTCTTTCACCCGGCAATATATTACATCACGCCATGACCAGCAAATCGGGACCATCATTGTATCTACGCTGATCGCACTTTGGGTAATCCTTAACGGGTGCATAATTCAGCTTTTCCCGCATCTTCTTTTTGTCATGCTTTGTACCAATGAACTGAAAATACCTATGCTTGTCCATTGGCTTTACCATTTCAATGCCATTTTCTCTGGCCCAGCGGGTAGGGTCTGTTATTCCTCTGTCACGTAGCGTCATTGGGTGGGTGCGCTTTCCATCAACCATATAGGATTTATCGTGACTTTTTGTTGCGCCTGTGTATGTCCAGTTTGTTGCTTGATAAATGATCCCACAATGGTTTTGCTCCATATCTGCATAACTTATTACAGCACACGGTTGCGGCTCTAACATTCTCAAGCTGCGACCAATCAAAAAGCTGGATGCATTCTTTGTTTTTGATTGAACTACAACCCTAGCCAGTTCATACAAGCGGAAGTCCCTATCCCTGAATGCATGTTTTTGTATCGGTGGTGATGGTTGCCCATATACCGCCACTCCAGTTATTTTCCCATCTTCCTCCAAACCAAACCCAGCCCAAAAAATAGAAGCGCGTCGGCTGTAATGCTTTTCCACAACAAACCTATCCGCAATTTGCTTGGTTATCTTGACGACTTTCATGGTTTCCTTGTTTAATGTGACTGTATTATACATGATTTTTGTATAGAGCCAACCACATCAAATAATTTATATAGAATAATTCTATCACGGTTCTCCATAAATAATGGATGACCTACAAATCCCTACTATCTTTCAAAGAGTTCCTTGCAGAAGGCTTAGACTTCACCCCACAAGGGCACTCTGATGTACCAACGCCAAAACAATCCGTCTCAGATATCATCGCATCTCCGAGGCTTAATGTTGCATACAAATCTGCCAAAAAGTTTAACCCAACGTACAACCTAAAGCAAGAACACCCACAAAGTTCTCTGTTGAAGCAGTATGTCATCGGCAAAACTATGGAACTTATGCAGCATGGTTCTCCAGAGTATAAGCAGGCGGTCTTCAATGGATACAAAGAGCATTCGTCATCATCCCTAGGTGGCACAAAAACCTACGACGATTTTGTAGATGCGTCTTACAAACGGTTATTCAAAGATACGAACCGACAGTTTGATGCACTACCAGTAAAGCTGCATTTTCATGATGGCGAAGCGGATTACAAATCGTCTGGTGAAATGGTTGCCGATGTTCATAAAAACCGGAACCTAAATGTCTTCCGTGGTGGCGATTCGCACTCACATGATGTTACAGACACAAAGACTGGACTAACATTTAACCAGAAGTTCCGCGCAGTGCATGACTTCTATGGTCACGCAATCCATAATACACAGTTTGGTCCAAAGGGCGAGGAAGCGGCTTGGAATAGCCATAGGCAGCTTTATTCGGACCTTGCGGCACCAACGTTGACTGCCGAAACCCGAGGTCAGAATTCTCAGGTGAATTATACGCCGATGAACTTACAAAATCTTGTCGATATGAAGCATCACAGAACCGAGGCAAATAAAGCTAAACAAGCAGGCGACACACATGCATTCAATCTTCATACGGATAGTCTAAAACGGATTGGAAGTAATTGGAATTATGCGCCTCAAAAAGGTGGGGTTCTTCCACACGAAATGAACGACCCATCATACAATGGAGAAGTTCCAAAATCTGTCAAAGAGCTATTAAAAGACCCCAGAACAGTTCTTAGCAAAACATACGATTCCAAGGCAGACCATCTAGGAATCGTTGGTCTAGCAAAGCATTATCACCAAGACGAATGGGAAGATGTTGCGACAAAACTCGCAAAGGTTCATGGCTTTAATAAAGTTTCTAAGCTACAACTTAATGAAGATGATAGTGATATTGGCTTACATACAGTATCACCAAAAGACTTCATTACAGCTATCAAGCCTAGTCTATCTACCCAGCATGGTTCCGCAAACTTGACGGACCATCCAGAATCCCATTACAATAAGGCAAAGAAACTTGTCCTTAGCAAAGATCACCAATCAGGCTACGCAATATTTCATGATGGCGAATTTGGTAATTTGTTCAGTCGCGTAAAAGGTCGCGGAGATACTATGGTTCACCACGCTGTTACAAATAACCCCGGCGCACACGGCAATGCATATGAAGGGGTTATTACAGACCTATACAAGAAGCATGGTGCAAAAGAGGTCAGGCGTGAAAAGAATTGGACAGTAGGCCAACCCGATGTAGTTCACGTAAAGTTTTGATATGGAAACAAATATTATTCAAGAAATTCCAAAAAGGCTTCTAGGCGAGTTTATCGAGGGCTTACCAGAATTCCAATCGTCTACAGAACTCGTGCCGACAGACTTTCAAAGGGCTATCGAACCAGTTCATGTAGAATTGACCAATGGGACTGCCGACGAAGAACTAGAAGCGGACTTTGCAACGATTCGCCAAAACCTTTCAGAAGCGTCTGCAAGGACTACGCAGAGTATTGATAGGCTGATGGAGTTAGCAGTATCTAGCGAGTCTCCTAGGGCTTATGAGGTGCTTGTAAATGCCATTAACACTATGGCAAGTACGAACAAAGATTTGCTAGAGGCTCATTCCAAACGCGCTGATATTAAGAAGAAACTTGCAGCAGTAAATCCATCTGGGCCTGAGAACCAAACCAATATCCAAAACAACAATGTCTTTGTGGGTAGCACCAGCGACCTGCTAGATATGCTCAACAAAAAGTAAAGGAATTTTATGAACGATAGCGTTATTTGTGAAAATTGCGAAAGTGAATTTATTATTGAAGAAGTGGAAACTCAGTACACTTTAAGTTTCTGTCCATTTTGCGGCGAACCTTTGGGTGGTGAAGAAGAATGAAAGATGAATTAAAAGAAGATGCAGCGCCAGCAGTGTCTATCGCAAATGGGGTTATGGACACTGCGCCAGTTGTTTCTAAAGAGCAACAAAAGAAGATTGTGGTAAAAGGAAAGCTAAAATCTTTCAAAGAATTTTGCGAAGAACTTAAAGAATAATTATGCATAGATTTGAACTTCGTCGTGATGTAGAAATAGAAGCAATCATCAACAAAAAGTTTGGTGAACTAATCCACTCAGGTCATACTAAGGTTACCCGGTCAACTTACATGGCTTCTAAAGGATTCTCTGTTTTAAAGACAATGAAGCCTCGGGGTGAATTAGATTCCAAGACGGTCGAATATCGATTTCTACAAAGGAACGGAGAATATGCAGAGGTTGACCTAGATGATGTATCAATGAGCCACGCCGTGCAGATTATTCGAGATTGCACCATAGTACAATTAAATCTACACAGAGCAATTAAGATTCATTGTGGTAGTTCAGAACAACACAAAATTATCGAAAGTCTAGCCAAGTCCATTGCGGACGAAACTAGTAAATCTATTCGGGATGCCGGTTCATTTGAGTGGGTTATAGAAGTACCCGGTTCGTTCCCGAGAAAACCACCACCATTTTATGATTTCATAAAGAAAATGAGAGAAGGACGTAAACCATGCCAACAGACTTAATCAGCATTCTATTAAAAATCTTTACACCAATCGGCGTAGCTATCGGAATCTACTTCTATGGTCACCACAATGGCTATGAAGAATACCACCAAAAGGCTATGGCGGAATTGGCGAAGGCGCATCAAGTTGAAATCAAACGCGCCGAAGTACAAACCATTGTAAATGATAAAGTCATTACAAAGTACGTTGATAGGCTTGTAGAGGTCAACAAAGCCACCCCACAATTGATCGAGGATATTAAAAAGGATTTGAAAAATGAAAATGTTTCTTGCAGCTTGCCTATTGGCACTATCCGGGTGTACGACGATTCAAACCGTAACAAAGATGCCGCAGGCACCAGCGGTGCTATTGGAAGCCCCAAGTGAACCAGTCAATGCAGAACAGCGATTGAATGGGGATAACTCGTTGTCGGAATTCCTTGGGGTTGTTGTAGAGAACAACCGGATTGCTTTGAAGAACTTGAACCAATTAAAGGCTTTACAAAATTGGGTTATTGATACTTCAAAGATTTACAAATAGTTATTGACTTTCGCCAAATGTCAGTACATAGTAAGCATCTACTATGTCGCTGATAGGGCTTGGGATTTTTTCTTTTCCATCATCAACGAGGTCAAACCAAGGGTATGGGTCGCCAACCACTTTGGTAAACGCATTGACCATATCTCGCTTAGTCGCATTCCCCTTACCCGTGGCAAACTTCTTGATAGAACTAGCCACGTAAGGGCTAATGGCGCAACCATCAAGCCACAAGTAATGCTTCATCACACCAGTTGCCTCTGCAAGCCCCGTAATCATCCCAGAAGCAGAGAATGCGTACAACTCTATACTTACCCTGCATGGTAGGCTTACAACGCCTTTACCGGCCTCTATAAGCCCTTTGGCTAGTTCGGCATACCTTTGTTCTGGACAATTGTACTCCGGGTAATCCAGCATCACAAGGCGGTCATCTTTGACCATATGCTTTTTCTTTTGACGGTAGCAGAAGAATTTTACAGAACCATCAGGAAGCCTTGCTGCAACCGCTGGTGATGTGACGGAATAATCAATGCCGATCATGTTCACACCACTTCCACATCATAGCGCAAATATTCCATTGTAAGGAAACTTGTCACAGTGGTTGTTTCTGAAATGACCTCATTGAACCGCACACCGCCTAAGACGGTCGGTACACACTCGATGAACTTAAACCGCACCAAAGGGTTGTTATGGCTGCTGTATAGCGTCACAGTGGCATCTGAATACTTGAATGGGGCTTTGGCGAACTCTTTGGTTCTATCTCTTGGAGAACCTACGGAGTTTATCCAGTTGTAGGCCTGTAGCCAATTTGACATGTCCTCAAGTACGATGAATTCCGCCTCAAGGCTTTCCCAAGCAATTTTATCCCCATATTCAGGCCTGTCAAAGTACGGGGAGTTATGTGTAGCCGCAGGAAGCTGCAACGATGGTAGAGAAAAGTTTTGGATGTTGAATGACGTATCGGGCAATTCCGCAATGTTTAGTACAGCACGGTTGCCAGATAGGTAGTTCAGTTGCTTGGTGATAGGTGAATTGATAATCATGGTGTATTTATAAAGCCCTACCAAAATAGTCTATAAGTGCAAGAAAACAACACTTACAAATTTATTTTTCAAAATTCCTTGACTTTTCTTAAAAAGTATGCTAACATCGGTAATATCAAAGTTCACAAAAATTCTTAAATGAATACAAACTTAAAAAATTCTTTAAAGTGGTATTCATATAAGATTCTTTAAAAGTCTTATAAAAGGTTTATCGGAGCGAAGCGGAGATGCAGCTTTAGCTGCTTTTGCAAAGAACTTCTACAAATCCTTTTAAAGCACTTCTAAGCATCTTAAACAAGTTTTGTATAGCAACTATACAGACCATATAAAAAAGCCTTTAAACAGGCTTATAAGCCTCTCTGGATAAGGGTATAGAAGTAAGTTCATAAACTTCTACAAAGCCATAGAAGTACATCAATATTATTTGTACAAAATTCAATACAACCTTATAAGCACTTGTATAGTATTCTGTACAAAGCAGAATTCACTTCGTTCATTCTGTAATCTTTCGTTTCACTCAAGATTAAAATTTTCTAAAGAATTTCTAAAGAAAATTTCTATAGAAGAAATCTATAGGAACTGCTAAAAAATTTATAGAAGAACTTACAAGTACATCTATAAGACTTTGTATAGGAGCTTATAAGCACTTGTAGAAATTTTTGTAGAGGAACTTGTAAAATTTCTGTAGAAAATTACTCTATACCATTTGTACAAATACTTATAAGAATTTCTGTAGAAGAAAATTTGCTAGGAGATAGACTTACGCAGTAAGTCATGTTTTGGAGTGAAACGACAAAACATTAGTGTAAGACAATTTGATGTAGATTAAACTTACATACATTCCTGCGCGTAGCGCAATGTCTTAAATGAATACCATCTTAAAAGTATTTGAACAAAAGCAGAACTCACTTCGTTCGTCTGCAAGCCTTCGTTTCACTTCGGCTTAAATCTTTTATAAATTCTTTTACGTAAATTTTGGACATAGGTTGGCCTAGCAGACCTGACTAATACCCATTACTGGATATAGGTGTTTGTCCCGGATAACAACTTACTACGTGTAAATTGTCGGCGTTGGTTTAGCGGTACGCACTTTACAATCCCTAACTGGCTAATCTAAACGGCACAACCATAGACGTGTGGACAAACTTGTAATCTATGGTCGATGCAACTTTCCCTATTGCATCATGTCCTGCTTTCCCTTTTAAAGAATCACAGAACTTTTGTTCACAAAACTTCCAAACCTACCATGTCCTGTATTGGCGTTTACGCAATAATTTCATGCGTAATTTAGGGGGCCGACATAACAGTTATCAGAGCGTCACCTCTGCCGACGCAGTACCCTATACAGGCACTGGGCGAGTATCATAAATAAATGATACCCCTTTTGAGTCTGGATTCCTCGAACATCTACATGCGTTTCATCATGTACGGTTGTATTTACAAATTTTAAATTTAGTGTTATAATATCGTTATGAAAAATCAACCTAAACCAAACAAGCATTACTACCTATACAAGATCGTTAATAAGGTAGATGGGTCTTTCTATTTTGGTGTCCGTGGCTGTGACGAAGCTGTTAACCCAGAACATGACCTAGGAGTAGTTTACTTTACCAGTGGGCGATTGAAGAAGGCTTATAAGGCTATCCCAGAATCCTATGATAAGTTTATCCTAGAGATTTTCAAAAAGAAATATGATGCACTTAAAGCCGAGTCTTTAATCATTCAGGCAAACTTGAGTAACCCTATGTGCAAGAACCTTACTTATGATAAGGCAGCTTACTATAAGGCTATTTCTCCCGATGCATATTTTCATCATAAGCGCCGTAAGAAAAAAGAAGAACGCCAAGAAGAATTGAAGCAGGTTCGTATAGAGGCTAAAGTAAAGTCTAATGAGCGCCTAAAGAAAACTCTTGAATCGTACTTTGATGAAAGTCTTGGTTGTGTTGTTCATGTCTATCCTACTGCTGGTAAGAAAGGTGGTCGGAAATGAAACTTGAAGAAATCTCTACATATTGGGCCAAAGATTCTATCATAGACCAATCTGCTCTTATTGGTGCCGCCGCAAGTGTCCCAAAACTCCATGCAAAGTATTATGCCATTCTGATTGACGAACGGTTGCTTTCTATCAAGCTAAAGAACTTGCAGGAGAACATGCAAATCGTCTTGGATGGGTTTTTCTCGAAAACTCTTACCCAATCGGACCTACAAGAATTTGGTTTGGTATATTCTGATAAGCGGGTTCTTCGTGCAGACATTCCTAAGCACATTGCGGTTCACCCAAAGATGGTGGAAATCACTATGAAGATCGCAGTGCAGGCCGAGAAGTGCCGGTATGTCGAAGATATTCTAAAGCAGATTCATTCCATGAACTACGCTATTAAGAATGTGATCGACATGAAAAAATTTGAAGCCGGGATGTAAATAGTCCATAATATTGGGGACACTATGCCGAAATCTATGGATGACTTTTTTGCCGAATCTTTGAATGAGGGTTTACCGACACAGCAAAATTCCGAATTGGTTGGTATGGTTCATTCAATGATACCTATGCTGCATGGTGATGTTAGTAACGTTGCGGTTAATACCACCATCGGCGATGACCCTCACCACATCATGACCCTTGATCACGATGGCTCTAAAGAAGTTCATGTGTTTGATAACTTGGCTGACATTGGTAGGGTTGGTGGTGAGAAGCCTGTTGCACCTCTGATATCAGCCGCTCTATCCTTGGTTAAGCCACATTTGTCGGCTGGTGGCAATGTGAAGTTACTTGCGCACCCAGACATGAAAGATTCTTATGACAAAGCCCTGTCATTGCACTGGGATGCACAGAATTACAATGTAGTCCCATTAGAAGGTCATATTGGGCCTGATTGGATGGCGAAGGTCGGTTGGTCAATCACTGCGAAAGAACCTTCTAAAAGCCGGTTAAATGAGTTCCTAGAGGCAAATAGAGATATTCTTGATGGTGTCCTTGTAGAAGAAGTCCATCCACAGATTGAAGCCGCTGCGCAGGGTAGTTATACACCATCCCGACTATCAAATATTAGCAAGACTATCCGCAATTTGTTGAAGACTGGCGCAGACACAGGTTTGCAAGATAGTAAGCCAAAGAAAGGTTCTTCGAGGGCTGTATATTTCCCTACAGAACCAGCAAACGTAACCATCGACGGTACGCAGACAACAATGCCGCATGTGATGAAAGTTGCTTTTCATGGAGCATTGGATAGTCATACACCAGACAAGACCGAACATGGTTTGCTTGGAGAAAGTCAGAACAGTCATGAGGTTGGCGCATCCCATGATTATGCGACATTGAAGAAGAATCCCGATGGGTCTTTCCGACACAACCCAGAAGGATTCCTACCACCTTTGCTAAGTTCATCCGATAAGCACGAATACATTTCGGTTGGTCGGGTCGAACCATTAAAGACTGGTGATTTTAGAAGTCTTACAAAGAATGAAGAATTTCCTAAAGGAATTAGCCACCAAGAATTTTTCGATGCCGTTAATAAACACTGGCAAGAATCTAATGGTCAGAGACATTATTCCTCGATTTCCGAAGAAAAATTGGAACATGTTTCAGAACACCCATTGGTGAATCGTGCTATTGATTTTAGTCTAGGGACCGACACTCACCCCGACGATTTCAACAAACGTAATCTCGGTGTTTGGGCTCATCCCGTAACTGGAGAGAAGCATATTGTTGCATCCGATGCAGGATTTTCTAGGTTCGTTGCGAAACGCTACCAAGATGCACGAAAAAATCAAATGAGAAAGCAGAGAGGATACTGATATGAAAAAGTTTACAGACGCTAACCACCTTGCGGCTTTTTTGGGTAATGGTTTGAAACATGCTGATGTTGTAAGCACACACATTGACCCAGATAAACAAGATCACTATGAAGGTCTATTAAGTTCCCATGCAGTTTCTAGTAAGTACCATGTGACAAAGACTGCCGAAGGCTTTGATGTTACCCATAAGCTACCAACTATCGAAACTAGCTTTGGTAAATCATCCAAGGCTCATTTGCGAGAGTCTTGGGAATCCGACATGCATGATGCTGCAAAGATTCCCGAAGGGTCGAATAAAGCAAACCTACATGACTACACACTGGATAGCCAAGAGGCGAACACCTTGCTACATGGTCTTCATAATGGCGATGAGTCTGCCGTAGAACCAAATAAACACCGCCTACATCACGTCCGCAAGTTAGACAAAGACTTTGCAAATGCTTCTACGACAAAAGACCTAACAGTCTATACCGGATTGCGTCGTAGTCCATTTCACCATTTTGATAGTGGGGAATCTAGTGTGGTGGTCCATCACCCAGCATTTCTGTCTACAAGTACATCGCACGAACCTACCCAAGAGTTTTCCAAGATTCTTGCCGAGAGGCCAACGGATGAGCAAATGAACCATCATGGGATTGATAATCCAGAATTTCATAGCCAACACTTCTTGAAAATCCATGCACCAAAAGGAAGTGCGGGGATTTCATTGCGCGATATTTCAGAACACCCAAATGAGAATGAAATTCTGTTCCATCGTGGACATGACATTAAAATCCATAGCAAGCCTACTGTATTTCGTAGCAACCCCGGATTGACGCAATATGTGTGGAATGCTGAACTTCATAACCACAATCCTAACATCATCCCTAGAAGTCTTGATTAAATTCTGTTACACTCCATAGTATTGAAACTTTTGGGGTGTCTATGAACAATGAACTTATTAAAAATGCTGTGCGATGTATGGCGGTTTGTGATGCCGTTGGTGCAGACTTTGAGTTTGAAGAATCTCCTGATGCGACTAAGGTTATCAAAAAAGCTAAGTATGGGTGGTTGGGGATTACCGATGACACCCAAATGACTTTGTTTGGTCTTGATTCCATCCTAGAAGGCTATTGCATCGAACGTGCATATTCTGATTGGTACATTACTCAAGTAAATTCTTTCGATGAATTTCATTACGTCAAGAATCGATTGTTGCAGTATAAAGACTTGTGGAATGTCCGCGCACCCGGCTTTACGTGTATGGACTCTATGGCATCCATTATTGCGTCCGGTAGCCGCGACAAAAACAATTCCAAGGGGTGTGGGTCCGTTATGCGGATTCTTCCTTGTATGGCTATTCCTAACATCACGGAGCGTATTGATTGGGTTAAGCAATCTATTGCACTGACTCATGACCATCCAGAAAATGAAGTTGCTGCTGGAATCTTAGTTCGTGCATATTCCGGTGGAGAATTCAATCGTGGTGCCGACAAGATTACTGACTACGGTACTGGGTGGACCGCCGTAGAAGCTGTAGATATGGCGCTGTGGGCTGTGCAGAATTCAAAAACATTTGATGAACTTTTGGTAAATTCTATTTGTCACGAAGGCGATTCCGATTCAGTTGCCGCCATTGCTGGTTCTGTATGGGGCTTGCAGGGAAAGTCATTTGATTACTTTGACCGGGTTGTTGAATCTGAAACGATTGAGAAAGTTTTAGCCAAGATGTGACCTTAAATAGTCGGAACTGAAACTTTTAATCATGTCCGACATTCTATTCCAATATCGCAACGCAACGTCTTGCAAAATCATTGCAAGCCAACATGTAGTCATGGAACTACATGCACGGTACAAATTCCGCCCAGAGGGATTTCAATTCAATCCGAAATACAAGGCTGGCATCTGGTCTGGTTGGATTGAACTTATCAACCGTGATGGAACGTGTCCTGTAGGTCTAGTCCCCGATGTAATGAGATTTGCAATCGAGTCTGGTTACTCTTGTAAAGTCTCTCAAGAATTTTCGGAATTCAAGTCTAAGTACACGTTCGATCAAAAAGAATTAGACTTACCTTTTGAACTTCGAGATTATCAAGTAACCGCTATCCAACGGGCTTTGGATAAGAAGCGCCAAATCCTGCTCTTAGCGACTTCGGCGGGTAAATCGGTAGTGATGTATGCCCTGACCAGAATTTTCGCCGGGAAGACCCTTGTAATCGTTCCTAACGTGTCTTTGATCAGCCAGATTGAATCTGACTACAAGGCATACTCTACAAAGAATGGTTGGTCGGTTGATGACAACTGCTCATTCATCTTTGCAGGCCAAGACAAGAACGTCAACAAGCCAATTACAATATCCACATGGCAATCCATCTATAACATCAAAGACGACAATTGGTTTCGTCAATTTGACAATGTGATTGTCGATGAGGTTCATTTGGCATCTTCTGCAAGCCTTGTGTCTATCATGCAGCGGTGTACGAATGCATTCTTTCGGGTTGGTGTGTCTGGTACGCTTGACAAATCCAAGACGAATGAAATGTCACTGATTGCCAATTTTGGACCTGTTCATAGAATCGTATCTGCGAAGCAATTGATGGACGATGGACATGTCACCAAGGCAATCGTCAAGCCAATCATCCTAGTCTACCCAGAAAATGTTTGTAAGCCCATCCGTGGCCTACCTTATGACGACGAACTTGATGTGGTGGTGAAGTCTAAGTCTAGAAACCAATTTCTAGTAAACTTCGCAAACAGTCTTGAAGGGAATTCTTTGTTCTTGTTCAGGTTTGTTGACAAGCATGCTGAAGTGGTCAAGCAAGCCCTTGTAGAATCCGGCACAAAGAAAACGGTTCATATCATTTCAGCAGACACCCCCAAGGACGTGCGCGAAAATCTTAGAAAGTTGGTGGAAGAAACTAATGACAATATCATTATTTCTACCTATGCACTATTTTCTACAGGTGTGTCTATAAACAACTTACATCATGTTGTTTTTGCATCTCCCACAAAATCCTCTGTAAAAGTGCTACAATCCATTGGTAGGTCGCTAAGGAAGCATTCTTCCAAAGCACTTGCAACTATTTGGGACATTGTTGATGACTACAGAGGGAAGTTTGAAACAAAGAATTATTTGTTCAAGCACTTTGAAGAACGTCTACAGTGTTACCTATCAGAGCAATTTGAGGTAAGTGTGAAGGAAATTAAAATTGGAACCTGATTATACATTTTTGCCATTGTCAATTGTCCTGAAATCCGGTGATAGGTTGCTTGCATATGGGCTACCACATGAAGATCAAGATGGAAGTTTTATTTGTCGCGGTGCAGTAGTGTACAGTGACGAAGAAGATGGAATTCATATTAGTGACTATGACCCGGCTACCGATGACGAGTATGTCGTATTTCAAATTTCAGAAATCATGACAATCAATTCTATGTCCGATGCATTTTTGGTAATATACAAAGACTACCACAATTCTAAAAATCAACTAGACCTTAGCGAACTGACTCAAGACCAGCGTTGGGGTGCTATTGTAAACCGGACAGAAACCTATCATTAACGCATTGGCCTTTTTGATAATAGTTAAATAGAACACTAATACTTCTTAGTTTCATAACTTTTATCAAGGAGAAACCAATATGTTTCCAATTTCACCCGGCGTTGCAACCCGCGAATTTCAAACCTCTGCAACCGTAGAGCAAGGTGCCTTTTCTGTAGGCGCTATTGCTGGTAAGTTTGCATGGGGACCAGTAGGCACCAAAG